CCATCTAAGTAAGGCTTTAAACCATTACCAAATTCTATTGCATCGCTTGAACTGTCTATTTCAAAGTAATTCGCAGCCCAACTTACATTCGTTAAAGAAGCGTTGATGCCATTAGGATAGTTAGGCTTAGTGAAGTTATAGTTTTGTCTTATTTGGTCTTGTGTTAATGCTGTGCTGTATGCCCTTACTTGTCCTACTTTACCAGAAAAGGGATAGAGGTTTGACCCAATATTTTCACCAATTTTAAACTCTGACGAAACTGTGTCGGAGTATGTGTTTGCTGTAGCAGTTCCTTTTTCTTCTCCATCTAAATAAAGAGTATATGAAGTTCCGCTTTTAGACACCGCAATATGATACCATCTATTTGCTGATATTGATGTTATAGGGTAACTTCCTGCATCACCAATTAACGCTTGTATTTGTCCACTTGTGGTTGTTGCAATAGTTGTCCTTCCATAAGAAAAAGTATTACCATCTGCATTAAACAAAACTTGTGTTGTTGTATTGCTGTTTGTATTAAACCACATTTCAATCGTTCTATCATCGGAATTAAAAGCTGTTATTGCTGAAGAACCAAATACTACTTTGTCATTACTTCCATCAAACTCTATGTAATTTCCTAATTCCTTTTCGTAAAAATCTATTAGAGTAGAACTAAAATTTGTTAAAGTACCATTGTTACTATTTGCCTTGTCGCTCCAAGTAGATGCTGAAACAGTTGTATCATCCCCTGCATCTAAATGTAGTTCTAAATCTGTGTCGGGTATTAAATCAGTATAAACAATATCTCTGCCGTGTCGGTAGTTCTGCCCTACTTCTGACGCTGAAAGTGCTTTAGAGTAATATCTTACTGCTCCTATTTTTCCATCAAACTTTTGACCAAAATCATCTTCTTTTCCTATGTAATATTCATCATACGAAGTTGGTCTAGCATCTGTTACATTAGAAGAAGTTGTAGCAACTTCTACTCCATTAACATATAATTTTAAATATGTATCGTCTTTAAACACCGCAACAACGTGATACCAAGTTCCTGTGCTTATAGTGCCTGATGTTGCAGCAGCTGAATTATTAAGGTCAGATGCTCTATAACTTAATGCCCTTACAGTTGATGTTGAATTAAAATACAATAAATGCCTTCTACTTGTTCCAACACCATTAAGTTGGAATAAAATATCATTGGCAGCAATGGTATCAGCATTAAACCACATTTCAGTTGAATAACTACCACTATCTGTTCCTAGACTTACACTTGTATTTGATGCGAAATCACTAGCACCATCAAGCGTAAAAAAACCGCCATTATCAATATCGTAATCTGTATTTGTAAGTGATGTTAATGTAGCATCATTACTGTTGCCACTTATATCAGTCCAAGTAGTTGTATCTGTTGCAGGGTCATACGAAGTAGAATCACTAGCGTTAAGGTGTAGTTCTAAATCATCGGCATTATCAGATAAAGGAATTGTTACGTCGTATTCCGATATATCAACCCATTCTGTACCATCTCCATCGTAGCTATCTACATCGTTAGCATCTAAGTGTAAGATTAACCCTTGTTCTGCTTCGTTCCCTACTGGTGCTGCTGCTTCTACTTTGGTATCTATAAGTCTTTCGTTAATCGCCATAAAAGGGATTTTAGAAGTTAATATCGTACTTCAATATAGAAGCTTTTGTTGTGAGTGCGTTAATCTCACTTTCTTTTGTTGCTGCGCTGTTTCTTATCCCATCACGCTCTGTTACTACACTAGCAGGAATATCAGTACCGTTTTCAGCCTTTCTAATGGCGTACCAGTCTGTTAGTGATAGTTTATCGTAGGCAACCTTTTTAAGTGCCTTAATTTGGCTTATTTTAAGCTCGGCTACTGTTTCACTAATTACCTTTGTTTTCTTATCGTAGGTAAATACTTCTCTTGTTGCGTCCTCATCTTCGGGTGTAGGACTGGGATAAGCGTTGTCAAAGTGTAGGTTGTGAATTACTTCTGTTACAGGGTCGTAATCTGGTACGATAACGTCAAAGAAACCGTATTCTTCTAGCTTTTCGGTAGATAGGTTTTTACCGCCACCTAAGATTAACTTTCCGCTTGCTTTAAAACTGTTTGGAATAGCATTGTACTTTACAATCTTTCCTTCTTCTATTCTTGCTTTCATTATGCTGCTGCTTGTGAAATTGTTAATATAAAGCTATTCGCTGCAATACATTGTGCTTGTATGTAGTTTACTGCTCCTGCTGTTGCTGAATAATCACCGTTTAATTTTACAACTGTATTTGTTCCTGTGTCGAAAGTCAAAGAAGAAGTACCTCCTGAATCTGTTACAACTATTGTTTTTACTTGCCCTATCCCTGCACTAGTAAAGTTTAAATCCATTGGTCCAGAAGAAGTAGTGGTAAATACTGCTGCCGTACTAAAATCTACATCTAAGTCTGCCGCTGCTGTTAATGGACTAGCGGTAGTAAATTCACCTGCTAGTTTAGCATATGTAACCCCATCGTCTGCTAATTGTGTAGTTCCAACCCCACCATTTGTAATTTGAATGTCATCTACGTTTACTGTGATACCTGTTCCTGCTCCAACATTTAATGTAGCATTATCGGTTTCTAACGATGAACCTGTCAATCCACCACCTGCTACAATGCCTGTAATATCTCCATCAAACTCTTCTTTCCACTCAAACTGTCCTGCTGTATTATTCCAAGACAATATATATCCATTTACTGCTGCATTAGATATGTCTAATTTTGCTTCTGTAATAACTCCATCTTTAATGTTATCTGCATCAATGAAAGGTGTCTGTACTACAAAAGAAGCATCTTGAGCTCCATATATTTCACGTAATCGTTCGTTAATCCTTTCTATTGCATCCCTTAGAGTGTTCCCTGTTCCATCATCTGCTGTTGCACCAATGTATGGTATATTGCCATCCGATGCTGAAGTAGGTTCGTGTAATTGTGCTGTTGCCATTTTATTTTACTTTATACTAATGATTTATCTACTGTTAATTCTGTATTGTCTACTCTATATCTAGCGTCATCTGATGTTATTGCTATAGTTTCAATTTGTCCTATAATCACTATCGATGCTAAAAAACATACAGCCGATGAAAGACTAGGTATTGATTTGGCAACGGTGTTATCCTCATCACCAAACTCTGTAAAGCAATATATTTTCCCCCAGTTAATATTATTCGCCATATTTATACAATACTTTTTTTATTGTTTTGTTATTAGTTTTGTTTAGGTATTGAGTTAATTTCTTAATGTTTTCCTGTTTTGGTTTGTATTTCTTTATAGTACCCATCCTTCAAAACTTGCATCTTTATCAGGATATACATCCTCGTTGTTATTTGAATTATATTCAGGATAAGTAGAGTTATTAAAACTTAAATGATTTATAAGTCTATCGGTGTAATATTGTGCCGTATCTCTTTCCTTTTCCATTAAGAAATCAACTTCTTCTTTAGATACGTTTTCAGCGTTTTCGCTACCGTGTTTAAAAACCCCTTTATTTGAAATAGAATAAGCAGCAAATGGTAAATACTCAACCATCGCCCAATGAATCAAACAAGGTTTTATCCAATCATTAACTAATGTTAAATAAGCACCAGTTAAACTAGAACCAATTATTTTA